AGGTTCAATCCTTATTGCACGACGTGTAACTTACAGATGGAAGGGAAGTGGGTTCAAGGATGATGTGTCAATGCGCGATATGCGGTTTTATTGGTGATGTGTTTGATTATGAAGTGTGGACCAGAGGGAACCAATATCCAACATTATGGATTTGTGACATTTGTTACACTGAACTAAATTAATCTACTACTACCTAAAGCAGTGCGTTCATATTCTGCTATCTCTGGTGTATATTCTAAACCAGCAGTTGGACCAGAACCAAAAGCTCCTTCTGAAGCAGCGGTAGCAAATCCTTTTGCTAACTTTGAACCCAAATAAACAGGAGCAGTTAATCTAGGTGCTAATCTCATTCCTATAACTAAAGGCCCAGTTACATCAGGAGTTTGCTCATTTGCTAACCAGTTGTAAACCTCTTTCCAAGTATTGCGCCATTTATCCCCTTGTTCTTCTCTTTCTTTGCGTCTTTTACGCCTAGCGTCTTTGCCTTGTTCTGCATACCATCTAGTAAGCTCACTAATTGGTTGTTGTAATAAAGGCGAAACCATTCTTATCAAACCTGGTTAGCAAGTTCGTATGATCTCTTTAGTCGCATCATATATTCTAGGTCCGGTTCTTCTACTGTAAAGGCATCAAGTATAACGCGCTTAGCGGGTATAGTTAGTTGAGTTACTCCATCGCGGCCTTGTTGTCCCGGTGCATCTCCGGGAGGTGGCGCAACAAATACTCTATAACAATACAAACAATCAGCAGCTGTTGGTTCTAAGCTTGAAAAGTAATTATCAGTTACATGCATTAAAGTGGCATTACCAGTCGAAGTAAAAGAACTAGAACCAATTATACTATTTGGAAAGTATTGTTCTAAGCGTCCATGGATAATATGAGTTCGATTAAAGTTCCCCCAGTCAAAAGCACCGCCTACAGAATAAGGAATAAACCCAGGGTTTGATGCCCATGCTACTGATAATTGTTCATCAGACATAGGAACTGAGGAAATTAATGTTAATTCAATAACACTGTCAGTTTTAGGCTCAAAACTTAACCAAAAGATCCTATCTAAACCTCCTTTTTGTTCAAAAGAACGTCTAAATCCAACAGTTAAATCAGATTGTACGTAACCACTTAGGTCTAACTTCATTTCCTGTAAATATGTTTGAGTCGCAATAGCTCTAGTGTCAGTTGAACCTAAAGTCCAAACATTATCAACTTGTACTTCGACAGAAAAAGCAGGGAATTCTGCTACTAATGTTCTATCCATTACTTTTTGCCCCCTTTCTTTTTTGGTTTGGCTTTTTTAGGTTTAGTTAAGCCAAACATTTCTAGTATCTTTTGGTGATTCATTTCATAGACCTCTTGAATGCTTTAGACATAGCGGCTAAATCTAGTCTTCCTTTTTTTGGTCCTCTCTTGAACTTGATGTGGTTAGCTCTGTTCTTAATGTAACGTTGCCATTGCGATAGTTTACGTCTAGTCTTTTTAGCCGTTGTTTTAACTTCTTTAACGGTCTCAACAACATCAGTAACAGTGCGCTCAGCCCTGCCAAGTAATGCTCGAAGTTCATCGAGAGACCCCTCTATCTTAACCAAAGGGATCACCTTCAGTTATCAGAAGCGGTTGATTGTATTGCAATGGCCATCCAGTCTTTGCTACCTAGTTTAACAACTCTGCACTTAATTCTAGCAGTTAGAAACAAATCATCTGCGCCAATTGCTGCGTTATCTACACCAGCAACCAAGTAAAGACTGTCATTGACAACCATAAAAGCCTCGCTTTGTGCAGCAGGGCCAAAGTTGTCAGGGTATAAATCAGTAGTGTGTGATGCAACGTTGTTACCAAAATCAATGTTGAGATTACCTGAAGCAATTAAAGATTGATTGTCAGCTCTAACAAAAGCAGAACCAGGGTTTAGATCTGTTAGTTGTGCTGCAATAGAACCATCTTGTGTGACAAATCCTTTTACGGTTGTGTTAAAGTCTGCACTGCATTGGTAAATCAAATCAACTGATTCTACTGCTATTGCTTGACCAGTTGCTACATTGACATAAGCACCAAGGTCAATTGTGCCTTGTACTCTGCTGCCTGATGCGCTTGCTGCTGGTAATGTTACGGTCTCGGTTAAATAAAAACTTCCTGTTTTCGCTGTCGCCATAGCAACTTGTGGCTGCCGACCGCCTATAAACATCACTTCAATCTTCTAATCGGTGGCTGGACGCGGCTCGTACTTATTTACCTCCACTTCCCCTCCTCCACCCGTTTCTAACTAGCCATACTATTTTACTATGTAAGTCAAATTACTACAGCATATATATATACAAAAACTATCTAGAACCTAACATGATACAACAACATGTGTGCATAAATTGTGGAATAAATTGGGAAGATGATGGGCCTTTGGTGTTTTTTTGCTGGGTTTGTGGGAGTGTTTTAGCATGAAGCGTCATAAAATGGTTAATTTATGTCCAACCACGTTTGAACTAGCTAGTAAGATACCTAACTTTAGCAAATGGGTTAGAGCTAAGATTCTAGAATCTGAAGAAAGGAACACATTCGTTGTTAAATATCAAATGTGGTGTCCTGACCACCCAGAATATATCAGAACTTATGACGCTATCCCCAGGTTCAATCCTTATTGCACGACGTGTAACTTACAGATGGAAGGGAAGTGGGTTCAAGGATGATGTGTCAATGCGCGATATGCGGTTTTATTGGTGATG